ATAGTGATGTGAAGAAGAGAAATGCCAATGGGCAGACAAAGAGCGGGCTGTACAAGCTGTTTGTCCCTATGGAATGGAACTTCGAGGGGTATATAGATAAGTTTGGATGGCCTGTTATGACTGCGCCAGAAGGTGGCGTCCAGGGTCCTGACGGCACGAAGATTAGCACCGGTGCTATTGAGTACTGGGAGAATGAGGTGTCTTCGCTAAAAAATGATAGCAATGCCCTTAATGAGTTCTATCGTCAGTTCCCTCGCACGGAGGCGCATGCATTTAGGGATGAGAGCCGCTCGTCGCTGTTTAATCTGAATAAGATATATCAGCAGATTGATTACAATGACGGCATGTTAATGCATAAAAACATAACTAGAGGGCAGTTTGTATGGGAGAATGGGGTGAAGGACACGAAGGTGCTGTGGCAACCGAATAACAATGGAAGGTTTTTGGTGAGCTGGATTCCTCATCCCGGCCTACAGAATAATGTCGTTACAAGAAGCGGGAAGAAGTATCCCGGGAATGAGCATATAGGCTCATTTGGATGCGACCCATACGATATATCTGGCGTTGTTGGCGGCGGTGGGTCCAATGGCTCTTTGCACGGCCTTACTAAGTTCAATATGGTAGAGGGCGCTCCTAGCAATATGTTCTTCTTGGAGTACATAGCAAGGCCTCAAACTGCGGAGATATTCTTTGAGGATGTCTTGATGGCATGTGTGTTTTATGGCATGCCGATGCTCGCGGAGAACAACAAGCCAAGGTTGCTATACCATTTCAAGAACAGGGGCTATCGCATGTTTTCGATGAACAGGCCGGACAGACAGATAGCGGCCATGTCTAAAACAGAGATAGAAATTGGGGGGATACCGAACTCCTCTGAAGACGTAAAGCAGTCTCACGCTTCGGCGATTGAGTCGTACATAGAAAAGTACGTCGGCTTTGATACAGAAGCCATTTTCAGGGACCCGGATGAATGCGGCAATATGTATTTCAATAAGACGCTGCTTGACTGGGCTGGCTTCGATATTAACAACAGGACGAAGCATGATGCCTCTATAAGCTCTGGATTGGCTATTATGGCCAATCAAAAGCACCTGTATTTACCAGAAATTAAGTCCCATAAAATAAGTATTAACTTTGCCAGGTATAATAATGAGGGACGAACAAGTCAGATAGTCAACAATGGATAAGCCTATTATCAATCCTACATCCTTTCCCAACCAATATGTCTCGGATATTGAGAAGGATTCTAAAGAGTTTGGGCTAAGGATAGGCCAAGCCATTCAGTATGAATGGTTCCGAAAAGACTCGTCTGCTGCAAGGTATTACTCGCAGTGGCGGGATATGCACAGGCTTCGTTTATACGCTCGTGGGGAGCAGTCTGTCCAAAAGTATAAGGATGAGTTGTCCATAAACGGGGACTTGTCATACATGAATCTAGACTGGACTCCCGTTCCTGTTCTGCCTAAGTTCGTTGATATAGTTGTCAACGGCATGGGAGACAGGCTGTTCAAGGTCAAGGCAAACGCACAAGACGCCTCTTCTATACAGAAGAAGCGGGAATTTCAGGAATCTGTTGAAACACAGATGGCGGGTAAAGACATACTGATGGCTGCTCAGCAGAATTTTGGTGTCGACCCATGGACTGTTAATCCTAATGACCTTCCGGAAAATGAGAATGAGCTCCAGTTGTTCATGGAGATGAATTACAAGCCGTCCGTAGAGATTGCCCAAGAAGAGGCTATCAATACTATTCTCGAGGACAGTAGATACCATGACGTGCGCAAAAGGTGCGAGTATGACCTTATGGTATTAGGCATAGGGATTGCCAAGCACGAGTTTAACCCAGGCGATGGTGTCAGGGTTCAATACGTAGACCCTGCCAATGTAGTTTATAGCTATACGGAAGACCCATATTTCAGGGATTGCTTCTATTGGGGCGAGGTTAAGACCATTCCTATACCCGAGCTGACTAAACTCGACCCAAATCTGACGAATGAGCAGATGAAGGAGATTTCGAAGTATAGCCAAAGTTGGTATGACTACTTCAATGTCGCGCAGTTTTATCAGAATAGTTTGTTCCGTAATGACACGGCAACCTTGTTGTTCTTCAATTACAAGACCACCCGCACTTTTGTTTACAAGAAGAAGCGCACCGACCTTGGCGGATATAGGGTAATTGAGAAGGACGCTAATTTCAACCCTCCGGCAGAGATGATGGAGGAGCAGGAGTTTGAGCGCATAACCAAGACGATTGAGGTTTGGTATGAAGGGGTGATGGTGATGGGGACTAATATCATATTGCGTTGGCAAATGATGGAGAACATGGTGAGACCTAAGTCTGCATCGCAAAACGCCATGCCGAACTACGTGGCGTGCGCTCCACGCATGTACAAGGGCAATATTGAGTCCTTGGTGCGCAGAATGATTCCATTTGTAGACTTGATACAGCTCACGCACCTGAAGATGCAGCAAGTTATTGCAAGGGTGGTGCCCGATGGTGTGTTCATTGATGCCGATGGCATTAACGAGGTAGACTTGGGTACGGGCGGGAAGTATACTCCAGAGGATGCTTTGAGGCTGTACTTTCAGACTGGTAGTGTTGTTGGCCGTAGTTTCACGCAAGACGGAGAGTTTAATCATGCTCGCGTTCCTATTCAGGAGCTCACGACAAGTTCTGGGGGCCAAAAGTTACAGGCTCTTATTGCGAACTACAACTACTACATGGACATGATTAGGGCGGTCACGGGCCTTAATGAAGCGAGGGATGCGTCTACTCCGGATTCAAGAACTTTGGTTGGCGTTCAGAAGTTAGCGGCATTAAATTCAAACACGGCAACGCGACATATTTTAGATGCATCCATATATATAACCAAGACTATTTCAGAGGGATTGGCATGTAGGATATCCGATATTCTCGAGTACGCGCCGTTCCGCGATGAGTTCATTAGTCAGATAGGTAGATACAATGTGACTATACTTGATGAGCTGAAGGAGTTGTATATCTATGACTTTGGCATATTCATCGAGGTATCTCCAGATATAGAGGAGCGCGAGAAGATGGAGGCCAATGTACAGATGGCCTTGCAGAAGGGGGATATCAATTTAGAGGATGCCATTGACATCCGTGAAATCCGGAATGTAAAGCTCGCTAATCAGTTGCTGAAGATAAGAAGGAAGCAGAAGCAAGAGTCTGAGCGTGCCTTTAAGATGCAGGAGTCGCAGACGCAGATACAAGGACAGATGGAGTCGCAGAGAATGGCCGTGCAAATAGCGATGCAGAAGATTGAGTTAGAGGCGCAGGCACAGATGAAAATAGAGCAGGCTAAGGTTGCCTTTGGAATAGAGAGGATGAATGCAGAGGCTGGGCTAAAGGCTAAGTTAATGGACCAGGAGTTCCAGTACAACTTAGAGCTTGCCCGGATGGAGGGAAGTGCCTTGCAGCAGCGTGAGTCATATAAGGAAAATGAGAAGGCTCGTAGAATAGGTATTACAAGTACTCAGCAGTCTCAGTTGATAGACCAAAAGAAAAACAACTTGCCCCCAATGAAATTTGAGAGCAACGAAGATAGTCTAGATGGGTTCGATTTATCAGAATTTAGCCCTCGGTAAAAATTGTTATATATTTGCGCGAAATTTAATATACTATGCAAGTACGAATTTTAACTGACGAGGAGATTAAGTCTCCTTCCGTTCAAGAAAAGGAAACTCAGGCTCAGAAGGAGCTTGAGAAAAAATTAGATGAGACTGGCGGTGAGCCGGGCTCTGGTAGTGCTGAACCGCCTAAAATCGGTGAGCAAGACGTTCTTTCATTTATTAAAGATAGATATCAAAAGCCCATCAATACTTTGGATGAGTTGTTTGAGTCTCGGGAGCAAAAGGAAGAGTTGCCAGAAGATGTCGCTGCTTTTTTCCGTTACAAGAAAGAAACAGGTCGCGGATTCGAAGACTATGTTAAGCTAAACCGAGATTTTAACAACGCAGACCCAGATGAGCTCCTCAGAGAATACGCTTTAGCTACGGAGGAGTTTTTAGAAAAGGATGATGTGGCTGATTTCTTGGCTGAAAAATTTGGATATGACGAGGATGCTGATGAGGCTGATTCGATAAAGAAGAAGAAGTCGGCTAAGAAACGAGAGGTAGCAAAAGCGAAAAAGTACTTCGAAAGTCTCAAAGAGCAATATAAGGTTCCGCTTGAGTCAAGGGATACCTTGCCGACTGATACTGAGGAGTACAGAAAGTACAAAGATTACCTAGACAGGGCGTCTAGTGAGCAGCAAGAAACGCAGCGTAAGAGTGAGTGGTTTAAGAAAAAGACAGAGGAGCTTTTTAACCCTGATTTCAAAGGTTTTGATTTCAGTATTGGAGAGAAAAAGCTCACCTTCATTCCGGCTGATGCTTCTGAGGTCAAGAATCAAAACTCTTCTCCTATGAACTTTATATCGAAGTTTTTAGATGAGCAGGGGTTGATTAAAGACCCGGCTGGTTACCATAGGTCCCTATCAATCGCGATGAATCCGGAGAAGTTCGCTAAGTTCTTTTATGAGCAAGGCGCGGCTGATGCGACACAGGATTTGGCACAGAAGAGTAAGAACATAAATATGGACGTTCGAACTTTCGGTCAGCCTGTTAGTACCGGTGGATTCAAGGTTGTTGCTGCAAACCCGTCATCGTCTACATCGGGAGGACTTCGTATAAAAACCCTAAAAACCTAAAAAAACATGCCAGTTAATGCATCCCCTTCATTTGCCTTGCAGCCATCTGCGTATAGGCAGACCTTGAATACTAACTACATTGGTAGTTCTAGTTTCAACTTCTTAAATCAATATCTTCCCGACATCTACGAGAAGGAGTTTGAGCGTTACGGTAATCGTAGCATCTCGGGCTTCTTGCGTATGGTTGGCGCGGAAATGCCTTGTGCTTCTGACCTCATCAAGTGGGCGGAGCAAGGACGTCTTCATACCAAGTATACTGCTTGTACTTGTACTGACCATGCCTCTGGTGTGACGACTTTGACGGTGCCTACAACAAACAACAATGCTGCTTCAGGATATCCACAGGCATCTCAGCAGGCTCTTACTACTTCAACGGCACCGGGCACAAACTTCAATCTCCGTATCGGCCAAACCTTGCTGCTTCAAAGAGAAAATGGAACCGGCACATTTCACGCTGTAGTATCCGCAATCACTTATGCCAACTCTCTTGCCGCTCAAACTGCTACTCTTCAGATTTATGAAAATGCAGCAAATATTGCGGGCGGCGTTTTATCTTCTGGAACCTGGACCGTTTGGGTGTATGGCTCTGAGTTTAAAAAGGGCACGAATGGAATGGCCGAGTCTCTAATGCCTTATGATTTCATTTTTGAGAATAACCCAATCATCCTTAAGGACAAGTATTCTGTCACCGGTTCTGACATGACTCAAATTGGATGGGTTGAAGTGACTGGTGAGAACGGTGTCTCTGGATACCTTTGGTATATGAAGGCTGAGCACGACTCTCGTTTGCGTTTTGAAGATTATTTGGAGTCGTCTATGATTGAGGCCGTTCCTGTTGATAGCACAAATAGCGGTGCTAATACACTAGGATTAAAAGGAACAAGTGGTGTATTTCATGCTGTGACTAATCGTGGCAATGTGTTTAGCGGTGGCTATCCTACTAGCTTAATTGACTTTGACGCCATCGTTCAACGTCTTGACAAGCAGGGTGCTATCGAGGAGAATGCATTATTCATTAATCGCGCAGCTTCATTCGCCATGGATGATTTCTTGGCCGCTCAGAACTCGTATGGCACGGGAGGAACTTCTTACGGCCTCTTCGA